ATCCAGCCGGGAGGACATCTTGGCGGATGTCCACAACACAGCGAGGACGAAGAACCATGACTGAGCGTGAAGCACTCACACTGCTGATTTCAGCAATTGAGGATATCCAATTTAATTGGGAGAACGGTGACCTTGCCCAAATGGTTCGCGAAGCGATTGGCATCAAGGATGAGATTTGCCAACAGTTTAACTTTCCTTCGACGGCCGAAATTCAAGCTCAAAACGTCGAGTCCGAATCATGACCCTATACACAGCAATCATTGAACACGTTTACAGCACACATAAATCATGGCAGGCGGCGCGTGCGGCAATCGATGACTATTTCGCCAGCGGCGAAGTTTCCGAATGTGAATTCGCCGGTATTCGACGCCGCACCACTACTAATGGTTTCCGCTATGACGTCATGCTGCGGGGGGATTAGAAAATGACTGCCACGAACGATCAAGGCCCTCCGACGCAGGCCGAGGTTGAGGCGCTATCGCGCGAGCTGACCGAGGCGCAAGGCGCGGCCATGGCGCCAAAGCGGCGCGATCTGTTGCAGCGCGCCGCGCTCATGATCGCGCGGCTCGAGCGCGCCTGGCTGGAGGCAAAATCGGAATAACGGCCAAGGACGAAACGGGGAACTGATCTCCCCGTCCTGCCGTGACGCGGCAGCTGATGAGTCCAGTAAACCCAACCGCCGCATGGCGCGGCGCCCATAAGCGAAGGACCAAACATGATGAAACGATTATTGCTTGCGAGCACGCTATTGTTGCCGATCTCGGCGCATGCTGACGAAACTATACAATTCCCGTATTGCGCTGATATGGAACGTCTGCATCATTTTTGCTCCTTTGAATTAGACGGCCTGCCTCCAGTGCATTTGTCCCCTGCGGAATGGGCACAGATGCAGCGATTGAACGACCAAGCATACCAGATTCTGATGCGTGCTTCTGACAGAAATGATCACTGCGTTTGGACGGGGCAATCCAAAGGCATGCAGTGCAATTAGTGTCGAGGAGCGGGCCGGCGGGATTGGCGTCCCGGCCGGCCCTATCCTTCCGCGGGCTAGGCTGCCGCGAGGACCGAAGCAGCCGGCCCGGCGGATGGAATGATTAAACATTAACAGAGGCCGCCGCTCTTGCGCCATATGGCGCTGTGCGCAATATTACCGGAACCGGGGCGGCCTTGGCGGGCGCCCACAAAGCGAGGACATCATGAACGACGACGAAACTAAAACGGAACAAAACCCGCTGCATATTGTGCTGCTTTCATTTCTGGGAGGCATCACGCTCGGGCCATTTTTCGGGGTGTTTCATCCCGTGCTGATCCCGGTTCCTGGAATAGTGTTGTTCCTCTATCTGTGGCAGCGCAAAGGGCGCGCTCCACCCCCCTACTGGGGCCAAGGCCGGCCAGGGGGCGGGTCTTGATGACCGACATCCACCACCCTGAAGGCGAGTTGAATATCCGCGAACAAATCGTGCGGATCGATCAAATGCTCGCCGACCATGACCGCAAGCGGCAGGAAATTGTTTAGCGGCTGACAGGACGAAACGATGACAACCAAAGACGAAAGCTATCTCGGTGACGGACTCTACGCGACGTTCGACGGATTTCAGATGGTGCTGCGCGCACCACGCGAAAATGGCGACCACTGGGTCGGCCTCGAGCCGGAAACATTCCTGGCCTTGATGCGCTTCGCCGAGCACATCAACACAAAATACAAAGTCAAGCATTTCGCAACGAGGGACCGATGACCTAGCTCATGAAACTCGCCATGCTCGGCCTGTTTTTCAACAGCGCAGCGCTCGCCGCCGTCCTGCTGTAAATCATCCGATGAAAAACCCGTGGAAAGATTTCGATGACATTCTTGCCTGCGCAAGGATCACCGTAGATGGAGCCACCATGAAACATCAGCTGGGCGACGCGCCGATCGAGCAAGCATACCGCGAGAAGATGAACGATGTCGCTAAAGCCCTCGATTTTGAGTTCAATGGGTTGGCGAAAGGCAAGGATCGCAAGAACGGCTTCGTGCTGATGGTGTTTCCGTTTGAGGAAACCGCGACGCAGGGCGGCAACAGCCGCTGCAACTACATTTCGAACGTTTGCCGCTGATTGACGTTTCGCCTCCGCGCATCCTCCGGGGTGCGCGGCACGAAACGCCAAGGAGCACTAACTCGAATGACCGTCATGATGGCAAAGCTCTACGCTGCATTGCGGGCCGGCGACGTGCCGGACGAGATAGCGTGCGCCGCTGCCGAAGAGGCCGCCGGCTATGAAAACCGGGCCGGCAAGATCGAAACCGATCTGACGGTCTTGAAATGGATGGTCGGCACCAACATGGCGATGACAAGCGCAATCCTGTTCAAGATGTTTGCTTGAAAGTGCCCAGAGGACCAATGCCGGACATCGACCCAATTGACGCGCGCGAGCAGGCCGTTCGCATCGACAAGATGCTGACGGAGATTCATCGCAACTTTGCCGAATCGGATCGCCGACACCAGGAAATGCGGCATGCGCCGTGGCAAGTCGCATTTGCCGGCATGACCGCCGGCGCCGCGCTGTTGGCGGCCGGCGTCGCGCTCGGCGCCGCGATTGTCAAGCTGTTTGGATGAACCATGTCCGGTTGAAAACCGCCGCCGTCGAATAGCTTACTTTCTTCGCAGGAATGCCGGGATGTCCGGCAGCTCGAACGGCGCGGCAGCCGCCTTGGCGGGCTTCGCGGCTGGCTCGGCTGGCGGTTGCGGCCTCGGCTTCTCGGCTGGCGCCATGGCTGCCGGGGCTGCCGCGGCCGCCGGGGTGACCTGGATGTCGAGCGGATTGGGGTTATAGGGCGCGGGCCCCCGCTTGTGTTGCGGCACGACCACCGGCGTCTCGGGGTTGAGCTCGTTATGCCGGCCGACCCAATTGCGGATCGTCTGCTTCGGTATCCCGAATTGATCCGCAAGCTCGGCCGGATGCTTCCCGGATCGGACCAATTCCACGACTTGCCGCTTGAATGCCGGCCAGCCGATCTTCGGCCGCCGCACCTGCCGCACCCCCAGCTCGGCCCGTCTTTTCTCGTCGGCGGTCGGCGGCTTCTTGTGCCGGGCATCGCGGCAGAAGCCATGCACCTGCTCGCGGTAGCCGCCCGCCGTTATGCCGTGGATGCGGTGCGACGACCACCCGAGCTCGATCATGATCTTGGTCAGCCGCTGGTAGTGCTCGGACTTGCGCTTGCCCATCGGCACCTTGAGGATGTCGAGCAACGACTGCGCCGTGACCCGCTCGATCCCGTCATGATCGACCACCCCCTTGGCCCGCTCGAGGACCGGCACCCAGACGTCGGCGTTGCGGTTCTCCAGCCGCACCTTCTCGGAATGGAGCCGCTCCAGCCAGGACAGCGGAAAATCTTGCTGCTGTGCATCGCTCATGGCTCAGGTCCATCCAGCCGCCGTGACGGCCGGCCGGTAGCGTTGTTGCTGCCAAGGCTTGCGCCCCGCCCGCCGGACGAATTCCTGGAACAGGGAACCAGCATTGACGGTAAGACAGACATATTGCAATGCGTCGACGCAATGCGAAAATCCCTCCGCGTCGAATTTCTCCGGTATCGCCCGCAGCCCACCCTCCCGGTTCTTCTTGAACCGGTAGCCGCCCGCCATCGCCCGCACCAGGAACGGGCAGCCCGTCGAATTGATCACCAGCGCCGCCTTGCCCGCGACATTCCTCGCCAACAGCGTCTCGACCGCCCGCAGCCGCGCGTCAATGTCGTTGGTCGGCGCCGGAAACGCCGACAGCCCCATCCGCTTGAGCGCGTCGAACGACGTCTCCTCCGCGATCGTCCCCTTTGCGGCGCCAGCCGGATCGCCCACCAGCACCACCTTCGCGCCCATGAACTTGTTGCTGTAAAGCCGCGGCCGCAGCCGCTCCTCGACCTGCTTCTCCAGCCCAATGTTGATCGCCGGCACCTCCTCATGCACCAGCAGCCGCCCGGTATGGTCTACCTGGCAGATCAGCGCCCACGGATTGCGCCCGAAATCGATCCCGACAATCAGCGGATAGCCGGGAATCACCAGCGTTTCCGGCGCGGTGTGGAACGAGGTCCGCCACGTCGCCTTGAACACCGCCTCGCCCGACGGATCGTCGGCATATTCGGCATAGACGTAGCGCCGCACCCAGGGATGATCGGAGCCGTACAGCTCGAGAAACCGCTCGTAGTACTTGCGCCCCTGCGCCAGCCGGTCAGGATGGTTGATCGGGAGCTTGGATGTCTCCTCGGTCTGCAGCAGGTGATTGAGGTTCTCGGCCTGCGGGCTCATCCCGGACGGCTGGATGAAAACCTGGAAATCCGCCGGCGGCTCGGTCATGAAACGGTGCCAGTCGCTCATGAGCCGCGGCATGTTGGTGTCGGCAATGATTCCGTACCAGGACGGCGACCCACGTTGTCCCGATGGATAGCGCCCGATGCGGCTCGAGACCGGCGCCAGGATGTCGAAATTCATCTCAATGGCCTCGCTGAGCCACGCCCCGGTCAATTGCATCGACAACAGCCGCGCCTGGTCGGTCGCGTCCTCCAGCGGAATGAACACGAGCTCGCTCTTGATCTCGCCGAAATCAAGATAAAACGTATTCTCCGAGACCTTCCACTCGCCCAACCCCTGCAGCCATATCTGGCAATCCTTCAGGATCGTATCCCGCAGCTGCTTCAAGGTCTGCCGCACGATCGCAAAGCGCGTATACCGATAGCCATCCGCCGCCTTGCCCTGCGCCATCGCCCGCCGCAGCACCTCGACAATGCACGCGGTGGTCTTTCCTGATCCGACCGGCCCCGCCGCCATGCGCCCGAAAGCGTTCGACTTCATGAACCGGGAGAGCGTCGGCGGCGCCGTGTAAGTCAGGGACATGGCGTGTTTTCTTCGCCGATGCAGTGTTCGACAAGTTCGAGCACCATTCTGACGATGTTGTCGATGGCGATCTTGGAAGTCCGGTAGGGCTCCGCTATAGCCTTTGTTTCGACCAGCACAGCCATGCTGAAAGCATTCTCTCCCATTGATCGCCTGACCCAGGTCAAGCACGTCAGCATTTCGTCGAAGTTGGTTCGAGTTGCTCGGCTGAGCCTTCCATGCTGTCTTACTTCGAGCCGGGCTTGATCGAGCACTATTATGGCCTCAAACATCAACTCACGAGGTAGCGGCAGCGGCGGCGCCGTGTAGGTCAGGCTCATTCGATTGCTTCAAGTACGCGACGGGCTTCCAGCAATTCATTGAATGTAGCTGGCGAATTGTTGGTGCGAACATAATCGACACACCAGTCGTGCAGCCCCTGCAGCGCAGACCGCAGCCGCTCGATCTCAACGATCTGGATAGATACCTTCCGCCTGTAATCGACGTCGCACACCGATTTCAATCCTTCCCGATGCCAGGGAACTTGGCGTGAACCTTGGCCCGCACCTTGGCCTTCTCCGCGCTCGAGCCGTGCTTGCTGACCATCGCCAAGGCTAGCCTGGCGTGATTTTTGTCCGGGACCGGGTAGCTGCCGCTCCCTTTGCCCTCCTTGCCCTCGCCCTTGCCGGGCAATGCAAACGCGCTCGCCGGCAGCCGCTTGCGCTGCCCGCTCGATAGCTTGGCCATCTAGTCCTCCTCCGCTTTCGGATGTCCGGGACCAGGTCCCTTCCGCGGCCGCCCGGGCCCGCGCTTCACCACCACCTCGGCGGCAGGCTCGGCGGCAATCAGGTCGATGTCCTTGGGGCCCATCCTCTCGATCGGCTT